GACAAGGTGACTGACGTCTTCACTTCCGAGATGGAAGCGAAAGGAAAGTCGCACGGCTCTGTCACTGGAGAAATCGACGGAATCAAGATGACATGGGACGTCAAGCAGACCGTCTCATGGGATCAAGGAAAGCTCCGAAAAGTCTGGGAGGCACTCCCAGTCGAGATTGGAGACAAGCTCATTGAGACAAAGTTCTCGGTGAAGGAAGCCGTGTTCAAGGCGCAGATTGATCCAGCGATCATCGACGCACTCACAGAAGCTAGGACGACGAAGCTGTCGTCTCCAACCATCAAGCTGAATGTCTGATTCAGAACTCTACATCACGATCTTCATCTTAGGTGCAGTAATCTGGACCATGTTCTCAAATGATTAAATTTATCAAAGCCGACGAACGCTCGGCGGCCAAGAAGGCCAAGGTCACCATGTGTATCTTCGGCCCGGCAGGAGCTGGAAAGACCACACAGGCTCGAACACTCGATCCAAAGAAGACACTGTTCTTGGATCTTGAGGCCGGGACGCTGGCGATTGAGGGCTGGGCAAATGACAACGTGCTCGATGTTCGCAAGGTTGCCGCATCAGTCGGATGTCACCCGTGGGAGTTGGCGCGAGCCGCTGCCCTTTATATCGGTGGTCCCGATCCATCTGATGCGAACGGGGGCTACTCCCAGGGCGTGTATGAGCAGGTATGTGAATTGTTCGGAGATCCATCGAGCATCGCACATTTCGACACGGTTTTCGTCGATTCGATCACTGTGGCGGCTCGGGAATGCTTCAAGTGGGCGCAGACTCAACCAGACGCCTTCTCTGAGAAGACTGGGAAGCCAGACATGCGCGGCGCGTACGGGCTTCTTGGCCGCGAAATGATGCGATGGATCACTCATCTCCAGCACTCGCCGAAGAACATCATCATGGTCGGGATTCTCGACCGTGAAGAAGACGATCTCCGGCGCGTTGTCTGGAGTCCGCAAATCGACGGCTCAAAGACAGGACGCGAACTCCCCGGCGTGTTTGATGAAGTCCTGACCCTTGTGTCTGACCAGAAAGCGGCAGACGGCACTCTTTACCGTGCCTTTGTCTGTCACCAACAAAATCCTTGGGGCTACCCTGCCAAAGATCGGTCGGGCTGCCTTGAGATGATCGAAGAGCCGAATCTGGCCAAGGTCATTGGAAAAATCCGCGCTGGAAAGCGCATCGACAACATCCAAACCACAATCCCAACCCAACCCTAAAACATGTCAATGTTCTCACCAAATTCTTCAAACGCTGGAAGCAGCGGCGAACTCATCCCAGCCAAGACTCTCGCTCAGGTCGTCTTGATCCCAAAGGAAATCAAGACCTCAAACGCCGGAGCTAGGTATCTCAACCTTGAGTTGGCAGTGGCAGCCGGAAAGTACGAGAAGCGTCGAGTCTTCACGATCATCAGCGACCCGTGGGACACCAACACCTCAGAGAAGGCTCGCGAAATGGCAATCGGAGCGATCACGCGGATTCTGGAGACGATTGGCGTCTTCAATCACGCCGATCCCTCGACTTATGAGCGGATGAATGAGTCTTCCCTCGAGGAGTTCGCTGAAATGATCGACGGGAAAATCGCGGGCATCGAAATCGGTGTCGATCCCGGCAAGGACGGATACGAGCCCAAGAACAAGGTCGCAAACTGGGCGAGCACGAATCCGAAGTCCGGCGGCTACAAACTGTTCGAGGCAATCTCTCAGGGTCTTGAGACTCTCGCGAGACCTGCGGCAGCGAGCACGAGTGCGTTCGGTTCCGCTCCAACGGTGAAGCAGGTCGCCCCGGCTGCGGCAGCAGCCGTCAAGGCCGCCACTCCGGGCACCGCTGCTCCGAGCTGGCTGAAGAAGTAACAGTTCGGGAACAGAATTGGCCAAATCCCGAAAGCTAGTATAGAACCGAAGCGGTTGAGAGGCATGGTGCGCGGCGATGATCCGCGACGGGTGGCCATGGTCCTGCCTTGTGAAACACTCTCAACCGTTTCTTCCGACACAAAAGGAAATGATTCTTAGACCACGGCAGAAACAATTCGTTGAAGCCTGCCACAAAGCCCTCGACCAGTACGGTGCTTGCCTTGGGGTGGCACCGACTGGCGCAGGCAAAACAGTCATGCTGTCGGCGGCTGCAAGCCGCTACAAGACAGCACTCATCCTGCAACACAGGGATGAACTCGTGGCTCAAAACCGAGCGACATTCCAGAAGGTCAATCCGGGGACACGGACAGACATATTCACCGCTGACCGGAAAGCATGGTCTCCGGGGGCCACGTTTGCAATGGTGCAGACATTGTGCCGCCCGCGCAATGTATCAACAATTCCAAGCGGGATTGACATCCTTGTAGTGGATGAAGCGCACCACGTAGTTGCCAATAGCTACAAGAACATCATTGAAGCCTATCGGGAGATGAATCCCGATGGGCATATTCTCGGGCTGACGGCGACCCCGCAGCGCAGCGACCGGAAGGCGCTTATCTCGGTGTTCCCGACCGTTGCCGATGTCATCCAGCTCGAGGAACTCGTACAGGGCGGTTTCTTGGTCAAGCCCCGGGCGATGGTCATCGACATGGGGCTCAAGGCGGATCTCGACCGGATACCGCAAACGACAGACTTCGATCTGGATGAGGTGGCCGAGGTAATGGACAAAAGCCCGCTCAACACACGGATCGTGCAGGAGTGGAAGCAGCATGCTGGGAACCGGCAGACTGTTGTATTTGCCGCCACTGTGGCTCATGCCGAGCACTTGTGTGAGGAGTTCATCGCGCAGGGGGTGCGTGCAGTGACAGTCCACGGAGCGATGGGAGCCGCTGAACGCAAAGCCACTCTCGCAGCGTTCGACTCAGGGAAGTATCAGGTCATCTGCAATGTCGCAGTGTTGACCGAGGGATGGGACTGCCAGCCGGTGTCGTGCGTGGTATTGGTTCGGCCGTGCTCAAGCAAGAGCGTCATGCTTCAGATGGTCGGCCGAGGGCTCCGCAAGTTGGATCAGGCGAGGTATCCGGGGCAGATTAAAAGCGACTGTCTCATCATGGACTTTGGATACAGTCTCGTGACTCACGGGAATCTGAATGCCGACGTTCGCTTGGCTCCAAAGCCGAAGGACAATGAGGAGGAACACCAGGCTCCCGAGAAGACGTGCAAAGGCTGCGGGATCAAGCTGCCGATCCAGACTCGGGAATGTCCGGTCTGCGGGTACATCGAGGAGAAGGAAGACCGTGGAGTCCTTGAGGACTTCAAGCTGACTGAGATCCAGCTTATCGACGCTTCCCCCTTCCGGTGGGAAGAGATGTTCGAGGGCCGGGTGATGATGGCAAACGGCATGGCCGCATGGTCTGCGATCATCCAGTTCGGCGAGCACTTTCATGTTGTGGGAGGCACCGAGGAACCGAAGCGAGTTTGCAGGGTGGATGTCACCGACGAGAAGAACCAAGCGATTGCGTCCGCTGACGACTACCTTCGGCAGAACGGAGACGTGTCACTGTGCCGGAAGAGCCGGTCGTGGTTGACGCTCCCACCCACAGAGCAACAGAAAAAGTTTCTTTCGGGATTGACCATGTTTAACACTTCACGATACAGGGCATCGTGTTTGTTGACATGGAAATTTAACGAAAGAAAAATCCAGTCACTTGTTACCAAAAACTAAACATGGCAAGAATAAACGGAATTGAAGCATTCATCCCGAGGATGGTAGACCATTCACCGATTCGCTTTGCGATGATGAAAACTGAAGACTTGGCACGAGAATTGAAAGGAGCAATCCAATCAGCGATCCGGTCTGGATTCAAAATTTGTTATCCGCCGGGGCGCGAGATAGCGAATTGCGAGGACTGCGGAAATCCATTCGCAAAAGATGGAGAGCCGAGAACGAAATGCTCAACGTGCATGTTCCCCAAGGTCGATGACACAGAGCAAGAAAAGCAATGCCCATACTGCCTTTGTACATTTCAAGTGACAAAGTTCAGTCGCCAGACATGCGGAAAGGACGAATGTAAGAAACAAAGGAATATCTCTTACACAAAGAAAATCGCAGAGTTGAACAACAAAAACAAAAGAAAGAGAAAGGTATCAAAATGAAACTCATCAGAGTTGAGCAAGTTGATACAGGTGAACCAAACTGGGATCACGGAGCCAGTGGCATCAAGTGTCGTGCCGACTGGATGGATGCAATGGTCTACGTGATTGAGTTGCCAAATGGAGACGAGACCAGAATCATCGCGTGCTCCCGAAGGGATGCGCTTGCGACAGCAGAATCATTAACCACAACAAACTGAGATGTTTGAGCCGCCAAAGAGTTATCACAATGAAGCCATCGAAGCCGCACTCAGTGCGGCTTTGGTGTCTAAGCGATCAGAAGAAAAATCGCGCTCGTATCTCGGGGCGTCCCGTTGGGGACATCACTGTGAACGGGCGCTGGGATACGAATATCACAGGACCCCCAAGGATGCTGGGTCCGGATTTAAGGCCGATACGTACCGGATTTTTGACATGGGGCACGACGTGGAACGTCGCGCTGCGGAATATCTAATCATGGCCGGTTACGACCTCCAGACTCATGGCAAGAACGGGAAACAGCTCGGGTTCATGGTTGCAAATGATCGGCTCGGGGGACACTGCGATGGTGTCATTCACTCTGGGCCGGGCATCACAAAGGCTCCCCTTGTTTGGGAATGCAAAGGGCTTAACGACAAGTCTTGGAACGATACCAAGACAAAAGGCGTGAAGGTTTCAAAGCCGGTCTACTACGCGCAGATGCAGACGTACATCGCTTACATGAGTCTTGAGGGGTACATGTTCACGGCCATCAACAGAAACACCGGGGAGGTCTTCATTGAACTGGGAGAACCGGACATGCGAACCGCTCAGGAAGTCTCAGACAGAGCCGAGCGAGTCGTGGAGGCCGAATCCCCCGAGGATCTCCCGCGATGCGCAGCAGAAGAGACCGACTGGCGGTGCAAGTTCTGCGACTACAAGCGGACTTGCTGGAACAAGGACAAGGCAGTCCCCAGTGTCCCCGGATTTGGCATATCGTTCAACATCAACAACAAGCAAAGGACACGATGATGTCTCAACAGAAACAGGAAAACGATCTATTCAACGAATCCGAGGTCAGAACACACCTTGAGTTCATTTTTGGATCGGTCGATTGGACAAGTTCTCAGTACGTGTGCTTGCGCGGCATCGGCGAGAAAGGCACGCATCAGGAAGGAAAGTTCCGGGAGGAGTTCTTTTTTGAGCCAGCAGCGAACCCGAACTGGATGGATGCCGCTGTCGAACACTGTCGCCGCTGGGGGAAGCATTCCGTGGCTTCATTCATCGTTCCATGTGTCCTCAAGGAGCCGAAAGCAACCGCTGCAAACGTGTCGCTTTTCACGACTCTCGTGGCCGATCTCGATAACGGGGACACCGAGGACAGAACCCGATGGATAGCCGAGAACATTGGTGAACCCACGCTTGTCGTGCAGTCAGGCGGAACGACCGCTGAGAACACACCAAAGCGGCATTTGTGGTGGCAAATTGAACCCACAGCAGACATCGAGGGCGTTGTGAATCTGCGGCACGCAATCGCAGAACGCAGTGGCGCCGACCTCATGCTGGGACGCGGCGTGAAGTCCAATCCGTTCGGCCGGGCTCATCAGCCAATCCGTATTGCCGGGACTGTTCACGGCAAGAACGGCGAAGCAAGGCCGTGCTCAATCGAGTTTGTCGGCTCCAAGACCTACGAGCACCACGCTCTTTCGGACACTGTGGGGAGTGTATCCCCGGCACCATGGGCCGAGCCGCAGAATGTCATTAGCGGATTATTTTCGCCAGCCTCCACGAACTTCGGAGAAGAAGACCCGGTGGATCTCACCCGAGACGTTCACGCTGGGGGAACTTCAGTTACTCGCTTCTCAGAGTTCAACCGGGTGGCCGGTCACTACATCCATTGCGTCCGGCATGAGGAGATGACGCTCGAGGCCGCATACGAGGCTCTCTCAGGCTGGGTGTCGGCTCACATGATACCCCCGT